TGACAATTCGGTTCGTGTATAAAAAAACGGTTTTGATTTTTGTTTAATTTCGATGCCGTTGTCGCGTAATGCTTCGGCGCGTGCGTTTTGTTTTATGTTTGCTTTTGCACTTGAATATAGGTGTGCGCGTGTGTTGTTGCATTTGGCGCATGATGGGACAAGGTTTTCTAGTTCGTGTCCGCCGCCTCTGTCTACTTCGATTAGGTGATCTGCTTGTGTGGCTGGTTGTGTGCCGCACCAATGGCATTGTGGTTTGCCTTGAAGTATGATTTGCCTGTTTTTTAGGTAGCGCCCGTCTCGATGTGCCTGCCCCATTTTTCTACGCGCCTTCGGCTTGTGCTAGCGCACCGCTTGCGCGGTTTGCTCTCGGTTTGTTAACGCTGGCCATGTTGTCATCTTTGTGTTTGTGGTTTGTTTTTGGTATGTCAATTTGTGTGTGTTGTGTGTAAAGCCTAATGCGAAATGCCCCCCGTGCTTTTGCCTCGTAGCACTCCCATATCTGTAACACATTTGCCTGACTTGTGCTTGCGCACGCGTCATCTACCCTCGTTTCCGAGTGTCACCAACTGCGCTGCAAAACGCTTAGGTCTAAATGCTTGTTATTTAGTTATCTTTAGAACTTTTATTAAATATGCGATCAGAATAGTTTGTTGCAGACCAACGCAAATGTTTTTCTACATCATCTTTGCCAATGAAATCAGGCATCGCAAACAACACATTTAGCGCCTGCAAAATCTGTGTCAATTGTTCCACATCAGTCATTTAGGTTCACTTGCTTTCAACGCATCAATCACCTTCGAAATGTCCTGTTTAGTCAGATCGCCTGTTGTATGTATTTCGCGATTTAAAATAGCAGAACAAAATGTTTTTAAATCGTCACCTTTAAGACCTTGCCCATTAGCCAACGCACGCATCATGCCCATCTGCTTAGGTGTTGGGTATTCGCGTGGCTTTTCCTCAGGGAACGGCACTTCGACATCACGCAACTGCACAACTGGCGCTATCGGTTGCCGTGACTGTGCGGCCATAACTTCATCACGCGATGCAATAGCCTTGTTTGCCGCAATTCCCCCCATTGCCAAAGCGCGTCCAATGGCGCTCGTGTATCCGACTTCGGATTCGCTGAACTTTGTGTATGGTGTGCGGCCAGGGTAGATTTCGCACGCTGATGCGATCAAAGGAATTGGGTCTTTCGGGTCGCGCCATATAGTGACCGTGCATCTGATAAAACATGATTTGTCAGGCATTTCAATTACTTCGCGCGCTGTTTCTTGTATCCGCATTTCAGGCCAACGATCAAACGCAATCTTTAAGCGTGTTGCAACATCAACATAGTTATCCATAAAGTTTTGTGTCATGCCAACACCAACCGTTCTTTCAACGATTTCATGTCATGCAAATCAAATTGTGGAATCCACCAAGATTCGCGTTTACATGCAGGCATCTTGCCATCGTTAGGCGCGCGCCAATATTTATCTAAACGACAATCAACACCATCACGCCAACCATTCAACAACACCGTTTGTTCGCCGATGTCGCAAACAGTAGACACAAATGGCGCTATCTGATTATTGTGCGCGTTCAAAATTAAATGCCCTGCACGGTAAAGCGTGCTTTTTACTTCAATGCCATTAGACAAATCAGGTCGATCTTTTTGGTACTCGCATGGGTATGTGTACGGGACACCAAAATGTTTATGCACCGCCAGTTCTGACATCACACCAATTAATGTTTTGAATGGTGTTTCAGGCGATGCAGTTAGATCGGTGCGCTGCTGGTATTTAATCGCGTTTTCGTCGCGCGCTTTCGCACACGCCCGACATGCAATCATTTCGGCATCTGTTAGTTCAATCAGATATTTGCTAATTGGCACGAAAAACCTGATTTTCTAAACGCTGTATTTCTGACGATTGGTAATTGTTGCGTTCTTGCAAAGATCGAATGTCACGATCACGCGCCGCCAACGCTTCTTTTAAGTCGGTGATGATGCTGCACAAATATCTGATCTCGATGCGTGCCTGGTTGCATGTGTCAATTAAATCTGAATCGTCTAACGCATTTGAATCGTCAATAATGTGCTGTAACGCTCTTAGTGTGCTTCGCGCCGCTAATTCGTGCGGTTCTATTACTGGCACTCTGTTGCCTGTGATTTCGTCTATCACTTGCATTAATGCTTTGAACTGTGGATCAGTTCTTGGGTCGATGTTCTCGGTCATCTTTAGCCTTTCGTTTGTTGGTGACTGACATTATCAGGTAGGTGTACGCAGTTAGGACTGTTGCCAAAAACAAGTGTTTTATAGTGACCATGCGCGCCAGCCTTCGCTGTATCGATAAATTGCTAACGCTGATCGCATGTTGTGTTCTAAATCAAATAGATCGTCACATGTTTTAATTAGACCGTACGCCTGCAAATATCCGTTCGGCCAATACCGCGATGGTTTGCACCAAAACTGATTGATTTGCATGACACCGTTTGAACCGCCGTTTGGATCGTTGGCGTTAAACGCATCAGGTTGGCATCGTGATTCACGATATGCAACAGCGACAACTGTGGCCAGTTCATGTTCAGGGAATCCAACATGTTTTGCCATGTTAAACACCTCGCCACACGCGTCTGGTTGCGTTATAGGCGTTGTTACCAGCGTTGTGGTCGGTAGTGGCGCAGATGGTTCTAGACCCTGCCATACGGTGATTGGCGCTGCCTGCATTTCTTGTTGTGTTGGCGCTGGCGGTTTTGCCAACATAAATATTGATGTGACGCTAACAAATAGCGAAATGGCAAGTTTAGTTATAAGTGTCATTTAGACCTACTTTCTCGGTAGGTCAACCAGCCTAGACAGATTGCGGTGCGGCTTTCGGTGATGGGCCAAAAACTGCGTTAAATGCTTGTTTTACGGCTTCAGGGTCATGCGCTAAGCGTGGTTCTATTTCGACATGCCACCAGTCGCCATTTTCAAATTTGCCAGCCTGCCATGTGCCTCTGTCACATTTCCAACTGCGTGTCAGCGCGTAGTCGATTACTAGTTGTATGCCTAGCGTGTCGGCGTTTTCTAGCAGTTTGTTCATGTATGCCAGCGATATTTTGCGGCCGTCTTGCATGCCGCGTTTTTGTTGTGCTTGCCAACGGTAAGACAAATCGGTTGCAAGACCGCGCGCATGATTACTTGTGACACCTGGTTTGCCTTTTACTTCACGATTCATAAATGTGCCGTTGTTCCACAATGATCCGTTTGAATGTTTGCAACACAATTCGACCCATTTGTTCATGCCAGCCAACGCCGATTTTACGACTGGCTGTTGTGTGACAATGTACGGTTTAGTCATTAGTTGGTTTGTTTTTTATGCCGTTTGATGCGACAAGACCCGACAATGTGCCAGTCAAAAACACGACGATAGTTGACATTAGATCAATGAACGCTGCGTCGTTAGGTGACTGTTCAAGCGGTTGCGATACGAATAACAGGCCCCAAATCATGCCCAACACAATCATGCTAAACACGATTGCTAATAGCACGCCGACAGTTACAACCATGCGTGCGTGTAATTCGTTCGGTGTGTATCTGTATCGGCTCATGGCGTTATTCCACATCGATCAGGCACATTGCAAATCGCGGTGCGTGTGCGCGCTTTTTCTTGTTGTGTGTTGTCGCGTGTTGTTTCGCATGACATTAACAACATTAGTGCTATGGCTGCTCTGATGGTAGCCATGTTTGTGTTGTTTCATTCCAGTAATAGTCGCCGTCAGGTTTTGGCGTTGGTGGTTGCCAATCGTTATTTTCGTCTAATGTCCACGACTCGAATGGTTGTGGTGCAACGAATTCGTCGCGCACATGATCGTAGGTAAAACCTGCGCTTGGAAATTGTTTTCGTATCCGATTGTTATATGAGCATTGCAGCCATTCGCCGCCAAGTAGGTCGTGACAAAATTGTGCGCCGTTCGCTTCGTCGTTGTCATGCACCACAATTACGCGCTGCACGACGCTGTTAAATATTTCTGCAAAGTGTGCCATTAGTAAGTGATGCTTCCGCTTGCCGTAAATGTGTATTTTGTGCCTGACAAAGTTGGTGAACCTGTAGTCGATGCGGCAATGATGCCTGCGTCAATGATGACTACACCGCTACCGCCTGCACCGCCGTCACCGACATTGCTTTCGTTTCTTGCACCGCCACCGCCACCACCCGTGTTCGCTGTACCTGCTGTTGCGTTTGCTTGTTGTTTAGAACCTGCACCGCCACCACCGCTACCACCAGCACCGCCAGCACCGCCAGCCGCTTCACCACAACCGCCGCCACCACCAGCATAAGTTGTGCTTAAATATGTTGAACCTGCACCACCAGCACCACCCTGACCGTTACCTGACCCCAAACTACTACCAGTACCACCGACAGCCGAAGCACCGCCACCGCCTGCGGCATAACCAAATGTGTCTGACGGCGTAGTGCCGCCGTCATTGCCTTGACTTGGTGAAGTGTTTGGCGT